GGAGTACCCCCCCCCGAACATGCTTTCGTAATACGGCATTATTACGCTCCTTTCTTACGATTCTTTTACCCAAAGAACCCATACTCTTATATCGTTAGATGTTTGAGCAGCAGAACCCGCGACCGAAATTGTCGATGTTCCTAGTCCGCTCATAGCCTCAAGAACAGGCTGAACATTGTAACCGCCTCCCGAACCAACTTGCGCAAATACTGCTTTATATCCGGCTTTAGTTTTTTGACCAGTATTCCAACCATGACCCGCTGCTGAACTTGCTGAGCACGAATATTGTTCGGTCACTAATTCAGTATTTTTCACCGATTCACTAAACATTCACCTCACCCCCTTATAATCAACTTAACGCTCACAGGGCTGCTCTGTGCCGGGAATGTAATGATAAGAGTTCCGAGTGTGCTGTCATCTATCGCGGTCCAGTTGAGACCAGCCTGATTGGTCATTATCTGAACATTGCAGTTTGCCGTTATTGCTGCATTTGTGAAAGTCACCTGTGTGCTACCTGCTGCCAACGTCTGAACAAGCTCCACGGGCTTATCATCCTTTGCTTCAATCTGATCGGTAAGATCGTCTGAAGGATCGCAATTTGTTCCTGGAGTGATCGTTCCGTTCTGGGAGATCGCAGCTGTTGCAGTGTAAAGGATGTTGTTATAGTAAAACTGATCTCCGATGGAATACCCCTGAGAAGCTGTGGATGAATCTTCAACAGGAGCAACGTCGGTCTTATCTGCTTTTGCATTGTCTCCGCTTACGTTTTCCCACTTCGTTGAAGTGGAATTGTATTGCAAAAAGTCTCCATCTGCTAAGGATGTAAGCGTTACATCTGTAAGAGTGGAGATTGCCGGCACTCCGATCGATTGAGCGTAATACTTGGCGTTGTTTTGATATGTCGGATCTGTTGAAGGAACCGGGGTTCCGTTTCTCTCACCAACAGCCCAAGCCTCTGCATCTTCTTCACTCTGAGCGGCTGCGCTTGCGCTTCCGGAAGCATTGGATTCGCTTGTTCCGGCATTTGTTGCGCTTGTGCTTGCTTCTCCAGCGTAATATTTCGCGTTATTTTGATATGTTGTATCACCGCTTGAGACAGGAGTTCCGCCGCGTTCACCAACAGCCCAAGCCTCTGCATTTTCTTCGCTTGATGCTGCATTTAACTCGCTACTGCTTGCAGCTGTCGCGCTATCTCCTGCGGTGCCGGCGTAATATTCAGAGTTATTGTGATATGTTGGATCGCCGCTTGTAACAGGAACACCGCCACGCTCACCAACGGCCCAAGCTTCTGCATCTTCCGCAAGAGTTCCAACACTTGCAGCTGAAGCTGCTGCCTCGTCAGCGTAATACTTGGCGTTGTTGTTATATGTGGGATCTGTTGAAGGAACAGGCTGACCGTCTTTTGTTCCGACTGCGTAGCCTTCCGCTCTGTCCGCGTCCGCATCTATCTGGGCGATTATTCCCTGGATCTGCTCGGCAAGCTCTGCTGCCTCTTCTATCAAAGGAAGCTCTGTCTCAGATATGATCGTGTCATCAGCAAGCGCCGCGGGCTCAACAAAGATGATGAAGTTGACGGTCGCGATCCTGTCATCGCCCTGGGAAAGAACGAGCTCACAAGGAACTTCACCGCTCACCGCTGTCATCTGCTGCGTGATGTCCACCTCGGCGATATTTGATCCGGCTGTCACTGTTGCCGCATATTGAAAGCCCATTCTATCGGGTTTTGTTCCCTGAACAACTCCCGTCACTCCGCTCGGCACACTGAAAGCCTGATTGCCGTTATAGATAGCCATGTGAAGAGTCCTTGTTCCGGAATCGTACTGGCTGACATTTACCCGCGGAAGCACTTGTCCGGGGATTAGATTAAGATTGATCGATTGTGTTATCATTTGAGCCCTCCAAACTATCAAAGAGTTGACTTGTTTGCTTTAGTGCCTCGTTTTCTTTCTTTAGCTCCTCGATCGAAGCCATCTGTTGAACGATCGCATTCGTGTAATCATTGGCCCTCTCGCGTTCAAAATATGCGCTCACATCCCGAAGGATCATGCACATAAGATCGGCGGGAAGATCATGCTCTTTTTGCACTTCTATGAGCGTCTTTTTGATGTCCTCCGTGGCCTTTGAGCATATTATTGTCATGGGAACCGTTGACGATATCTTCTCCATCAAAGATCCTCCACATGAGCCTTAAATGTCTGTATATTCTCGTCGCATTCCTCTTTGTATGCTTCGTATAATGTAGGTGACTGGATGTTGATATTCATCTGGACCGTTCCTTCTTCTGACTTCTGCGCATACATGCTCACCGCTGTTGTGCTTTCAAGCTGAATCGTTCCTGTTAATATTTTCGATTTGGTTTCCTTGTACATGTGCTCCCTCCTTAAGAGATTGATTGAATTAAACCGTCAGCGGAGTTGATCGCTCCGTTACTTGCCGAGACTGCTTTTGAGTATGAAATATCTTGTTGCATAAGATTGAACGCATAATCTATTCTATCGGTGGATTTGCTTAATGAATATTGTGAATCGGGAATGTAAGCAGATCCATTAAGTGTTACATATCCGCCTCCAGATGGTACATTTCCGGAGACAGAAAATTGCACATTATTGTATCCTGTACTGCTAGATAATGAGGCATCTGTCACAATATTCTTTGATCCGCCAGTATATCCTGTTAATATATGACCAAGGGAAGCGCTGTCGTAGCTTATGCTTTTAACGAACGAAGTAGCTCCGCTCACGCCAACGACTCCATTGAGCGCGAGCTTTCCGACAATGTTAAAATACCCGTTGCCGATCTCAAGAGCTGCCGACTGTGTTCCATCGGTCTTATAGCCCGTGATGGTTCCTTTATCAAGAACGAGCTTTCTTCCGTCCGATGTGATCGATGTGATCTTTCCATCATTCGCAAGTGTAAAATATGTGGAAGTGATCGTCAGATTCTTCGACGAGAGAGCTCCCGTTGCCAGATTAAAAGTCGTGTTTGCATTTTCATCCTGAAGAACACCGGCTTTTATTATGTTGGCGTTAAGTGTTCCGGTATCAATGAAGTCGGCTACAAAATGCCCATCTATTGTCCACGCCGTTGTAAAAGGTCCGTTATATCCTGACGTTGAGAAGCCGATGCCGTTAAGATTCATACGGATGACATTGACCGCCGTGGAGATGTCGTCAGTGTCCATGATAAGGATCTCTTGCGGCTCACCGTCCGCGTTTGTATTAAAAACAACATGACCGCCGAGCCCGCCCTGGATGAGCTTTGTTGCTCTGGCGATCGCTTTCTCCATGTGAGTAGTCTGTTCTTGCTCCGCGTTGTTGATCTCTCCGTCAAAATAATTGTTAAGGCTGTAATAAGTATCTCCCAGTGTTATCGCGTTATATCTTTCCTGAAGAACGTTGTAGTCAGTTCTTACAACCTTTGTCGTGAAGTCTATTCCTAAAGGTTCATATAAGACATGGACCACATCGCACATCTTCACTCTTTCAAGCGCTGCTATGTGCTTGTATTCTTCCGTGTTCCATAAAGCCACAAAAGAAACGGTGATGTTATTGTTAAGCTTCCAGCCTTCATTGGATGAAATGTAAGCATTTGCCGCACTTCTAAGATCTGACTCCGTAGGAGCTTCCGCAAAGTCTCCCGATAGGTCAACAGGCTTAACGATATAAAACGGATAATCACTTGCATGCGCTGACATTATCGCCTTTTCAGGAAGCGTCATGACTGAATCGCCATCTGTCCAAAACGGAACTATTCCGGTGTAAACCTCTGTCATATCGATAACGTCTTTTATATCCGTGATATTCTTTCCATATCTGAGCGTTACGCCGTTATCGGATCCCCTATTCTGATGCAAGATGACGTTAAAGCGCGAGAATTCAAGGTCTCCCGTTCCATATACGTCAAGAACAGAATCGGAATATCCTCCCAGCATTTCCCTTATAGCTGTCGGAACCGCAACAGTATATCCAACTGTACTTGTGAGATCTGTTGTAAATGAAAAAGGATTCGTTGTCGCCGATTTGCTCGGAATCGTTGAAAAAAGCTCCTGAATCGTTCCGGCCGTGAAAGGCATGACTGTGATCCCGTTAAGCCTGTAAGATATATGTTCCGCTTTTATGGTACAGATGCCGTTTATAGGTTTTTCAATCCTATAAATATCAAATGGTTCCGTAAGCCCTCCGTCATGAGGCTGCGCAAGAATGATCCTTCCTTCCTGAATGTCAGAGAAATGGATCCCTGTGATCGGATAAGTCATCTCAAGCTCATAGATGCCATTCCTCTCTTCTGTGACCTTGCAGCTGACCGCATCAGACAGCCTTCCGAGGCCGTTTGATGTGAATGTTGATTCAGTTCCTTCGTAAAGTATAGGAATCATATGATAAACCACCTCGGCGTAATATCTATCTTGGTAAGATTCCCCGTCAATGCAACGTTAGTTGTTCCGGGATTCAATGTGATCTCACCTGTGAATGAAACGTCCTTATTGCAATTCGTAGCTCCCTTATATGCATCCATGATCTCGCAATCAATGTCCACATATGTGCTTATTGAGCTTATCGTGATAGTTTGTGAGCCGATCCCTACTGTTCCGGCTCCTGTGCCATATACTCGAAGCATTGGCTTTGAAGCAAACTCCGTCCGATTGAATACTGCTCCTGACGTTAAGATCTCGATCGTTTCCTCACCGCTTTTTAAAAAGCGCTGCGGTTTACAATCAAATTCGAGCGTAAATTTGCCTGACCTGTTCATATATCCGCGTGTTTCGATGTTCGGATTTGATTTAAACCTTCCCATTCTAAACTCATAGGGATGATATGAATCTTCAAGTCTCTGATAACCGATCTGGGATCCGGCAAAGTTTAAAAAATCTCTGATTTTGGAGGGAAGATTTTCTGTAATATAAGCCGGATATTTAACGGTTATATTTTTGAAGTTTCCCAGATCAAAAAGGAGATTGCCGTTTCTTCCGGCAACCTCCTGCGTTGTGACATTTCTCTCAGGAGCTGAGTAGGTGCTTTCGCCTGAGATGAATATTCCAAAATCAAAAGTGCTTCTACCGTTAAAAGTTAGATAGTGCCTCATCCGAATGCAACTCCTCTCCTTACTATGTTGTTTGTGATCCTCTGCTCGATCACATCGGCAAGCTCACCGATATCCTGACCTTGAGCGCCGTAGATATTTATATTGAATGTGTTCGTTGTAGGTCCTGACAACATCTGTCCGCCCGCCTGCGGAACCATCGTTTGAGCAAGTCCGTTCATTGCTTCCGCAACCTTCGGGATCCCCTGGCTGATTCCATTTGCGATCATATCCATCATATCAGGCATATATGTGTGGAAATCCGAAAGAGGACCCACATCCGGCTCTGAGAAATGGATGTAACTTGAGATCATTCCCGCAACTTCTGAGATCTTTGCTCTGAGCGCATCGATCTTCTTCTGGATTCCATCAATGAGATTCTGGATCATTTCCTTGCCCCAGTTATAGAACTTTCCGGGAAGCTCTCTGATATAATCAACTGCTGCCTCTATGCCGTTGACGATCGTGCTCTTAACAGCGTCAATTCGTTCTTTTACTCCCGTCTTAATCTTGTCGAAGATCTCTTCAAACTTGAGCTTTATATTTGTAAGCGTTGTTGTGATCCAGGTCTTGATCGCATTCCATATCGTGAAGATCGTCGTTTTTATCGCGTTGATCGCGTTAAGCACAATAAGCTGGATCCCGGTCCATATATTTCTGAATATCTCTTCAAGATTTATTCCAAAGGCGCTAAAGAAGCCCGTAACATATGCAATATGAGCCTGTATAAATGCAAGCATTCCATTAAGCCAGTTTTGAATGGCTGCAAGGAAATAATTTGCTGCTCCTTCAAGATCGCCCTGAAGCAATGCGATGAATGCATGGATTATGTTGCTAATAAACTCGATGATGTTGGTGATCACGTCAATGATCGGGCCTGCTGCGTTAGCTATTCCGGAAGCTACTCCGGCAATGAGCATGAAGATTGCTTCAAATACGGGCTCAAGCGTTGTCATCAGATCCCCAAAAGCCTGACCAAGTTTTGAAAGTGCTTCCTTAACTTTCTCGATCGCCGGGCTCATATTCGCAAAGGCATTCTGGACCGCATTTCTAAAATCTTCGTTTGTGTTATAAAGATATATAAATGCAGCCGTTAAGGCAGCGATCGCAGCTATAACAATGCCGACGGGGCTTGCTATCGCGCTAAGAACGCCGGAGATTCCGCCCGCACTTGATATAAATGAGCCTATTCCTTTGACTGCTTTACCAAATACGCTCACAGTGCTTCCGATCCCTGATGTGAGCTTTCCTATTACCAAAAGAACCGGTCCGATCGCAGCGGCTATCGCTGCAAATTTTATGATCGTTTTTTTCTGATCTTCATCGAGGCTGTTCCATTTCTCAATAAGCCCCTCGATCTTTGTCATAAGCTTCTCAACATATGGCATCAGGATCTCTCCGATGCTTATTCCTACATCTTTGAAGCGTTCTTTTAGCTGGCTCATTTTGGCCGCCATTGTGCCATATCTTTTCTCTGCTTCCGCAGCAAGTGCATTGTTTTCTTCGTATGCTCTCGAAGATGTATCAACCGCATCTCCTAAGAGTCCGGAAGCAAGTGCAAGAGATTGGAGCATATTGCTCTGACGGATTCCGCCAAGGCCGAGCTCGTCAAGGACAAGAAGCGCATTCTCTCCTTTTTCATCCAAAGAGCCTAAACCGACGATAAATGCTTCTAGAGCTTTCATCGGTTCATTCTGCCATGTTTTTGCAAATTCCTCGGCTGACATGTTCGCAATATTAGCGATCGATTCAAGGTTTTCCGTTGAACCATTTTCAAAATCAGCTATGGACTGAGAGATCGTTTTAAGTGTCTGGGCCATCGCTGTGCCGCCCGCTTCGGCTTGTATGCCTACCGAGCTCATGGCTGTTGCAAGTCCAAGGATATCCGTTGATGTCAATCCTGCAATGGTTCCCGCTGAAGCCATACGTGTGGCCATCTGAACAATCTCGGATTCTGATGTTGCGAAATTATTACCAAGCTCAACGATCGCGGAGCCTATCTTGTCAACGTTTTCAGTTTCCTCGCCCGTGATATTCATAAATCTGGCGAGGTTCGTCGCAGCTTCTTCAGCTGTCAGATTGGTCGTGTCACCGAGCATGATCATTGTCTCGGTGAAGTTTGTCAGATTTTCAACGCCTTCAACACCGAGCTGTCCTGATATCTCCATGACTCCGGCGATCTCTTCCTTGGAAGAAGCTGTCTCCGTTGCCATCTTTTGGATGTTCTTTGCAAGTTGAGCATATTCTTCATCTGTGGCGTTTACTGTCTTTTGAACGCCCGTGAGAGCGGTTTCCCAATCAACTGCTGCCTTAAAAGAAGCGCCAAAAGCTCCCACGATCGGCATTGTTACTTTTGCGGTAAGACTTGAACCGATTCCGGCAAGCTTATCACCTACGCCTTTGATCTTATTGCCGACTTTTTCGATCTCTTGGCCTGCAAGCTGCATCTGTGTTCCAAGAACCGAAGAAGATTGTCTTGCCTGCGCTTCAAGATCCCTGAGTGCTTGAGTGTCAAGGTCGATCTGGATCTGAAGATTTCGCGCAGCTTCAGAATTGGCATCGAAGCCTTCTGTGTTCTTCATCTGCGCAAGAGCTTCTTTTTCAGTATCAAGTTTCTTTTTGGTGTTTTCGATCGCATTTGCAAGCTCGACTTGCTTATCTTTTAAAAGATCAGTGTTCCCCGGATTAAATTTAAGAGCCTTGTCGATATCTCTCAAATTCTGCTGTGTTTTGTT